TTATATAAATTGTTTTAAAGATGCTAAAAACTATTGTGATAAGTTTATTGTTTTTTTACAAATAGACCCATCACTACATAGGAAGAGTAAATATAAACCAGTTGTGCCTGTATATGATAGATATAAAGCTTTAAAGGCAATTCGTTATATAGACGAAGTTTACTCATATCAAACAGAAGAAGAATTGTATAATTTAATTAAATTTTGGAAACCTGATATTAGAATATTAGGTGAAGATTATATTGGAGATGATGGAAAACCAAAACCATTTACAGGTGATGATTTACCACCAAAAATTATATATACAACTCGTTCACATGGTTGGAGTACAACAAAACTCAAAGATTTAATTACTAAGCAAACCATAGAACAAAATCCAAATATTTTAAAATAAAGCTTGACTCATATTGCAAAAAGGTTGTATATTAAGGTATGTATCAGAATATATATGTAAAACGCACAAAGACTTCTTCAGAAGTTCACATTTGGGATGATAAAACAGGTTATTCTAAATTCCAATATAAACCATACGCTTACCTAAAATCACAAACAGGAACATATCGTTCCTTATATGGTGATAAACTCAAAAAAGTAAACTTTTGGACTGGTGATGATTTACAGAATGGTAGAGTATTTGAATCAGATATACCAATTGAAACCAGAACATTGGTTGATATGTATCCAGATTCGGAAGAACCATCAGTAGGCCATAGAGAAGTTTATTTTGATATTGAGTGTGAGGTAACGGATGGTTTTCCAGAACCAATGAAAGCTGAAAACAAGATTACAGCAATCGCTCTATATGATAAAACAATGGATAAGTATTCTTGTTTTATTTTAGGTGATGTCCCAAATACAGATGTGGTTGAATCCTTTCAATCAGAAGAAGAATTACTCCAAAGGTTTTATCAGAAATATCTTGAAATCAATCCAACTATATTAAGTGGTTGGAACATTGATGGGTTTGATATTCCTTATTTATACAATAGAACCAAACAGATTATGGGTGCACCATTTGCAAATGCATTATCTCCAATTGGTGAAGTTTATTATAATGAAAATAAAAGAAAATTTAAAATAGCTGGAGTGTCTTGTCTTGATTATTTACCACTTTATAAGTGGTTTACTTATACACAACAATCATCATATAGATTAGATTACATTGGACAATTAGAAGTTGGACTTGGTAAGATTGAATATGAAGGCACATTACAAGATTTGTATGAAACTGATATAAACAAGTATGTTGAATATAACTTAAATGATGTTATCATTGTTAAGAAACTCGATGATAAGTTAAAATTTATTGATTTGGCCAAAGCTTTGGCTCATGTTGGACATGTACCTTATGAAGATATATTTTTTAGTAGTAGATATTTAGAGGGTGCTATTTTAGTTTATCTTAAAAACATTGGAGTGGTCGCACCAAACAAAGCATTAGATGCACGAGAAAAAATGAATCGTAGTGACGATGATAAGTTTACAGGTGCTTATGTAAAAGACCCTAAGTCAGGTAAATACAATTGGGTTTATGATTTAGATTTAACATCTATGTATCCATCAGTTATTATGTCATTAAACATATCACCTGAGATGAAGATTGGTAAAATCAATGGTTGGGATGCTAAAGAGTTTATTAAAGGTGTACCAAAAACTTATTCACTTGAGAGAAATGGTAAAGAACAAGGCCATATGAATAACGAAGAATTAAAACAAATGTTTAATAAAAACAAAGTATCTATATCTTCTAATGGTATTCTGTATCGTAATGATAAAAAAGGTTTGATACCTTCATTGTTATCCAAATGGTTTGATGAAAGAGTTGAATATAAAAGATTGATGAAAAAATATGGTGAAGAAGGTGATGATGATAAACACGGATATTTTAAGAGAAGACAACATGTACAAAAGATTGTACTAAATTCACTTTATGGTGTATTAGGATTACCTGTATTTAGATTCTATGATATTGATAATGCTGAGGCTACAACTGTGACTGGACAAGAATTGATTAAGTTCACAGAGAAGATTGCTAATAGTTATTACAACAAGAAACTTGGAGATAAAGAAGACTATTGTATTTATACAGATACAGATTCAGTATTCTATTCAGCTATTCCATTAATTAAAAAAGATTTTCCAAACGCTGACTTAACAGATGACAAATTTATGACGGAGAAGATATTAGAAACAGCAAGAGTTGTTCAAGATTACATCAACGAATCTTACAATTTGTTTGCTAAAAAGTTTCTAAACATAGATGAGCATAGATTTGACATCAAACAGGAGTGTGTTGCTAAGTCAGCCTTTTGGGTTACTAAGAAAAGATATGGACAATGGATTATCAACGATGGTGGATTAACTTGTGATAAATTAGATGTAAAAGGTTTAGATATTGTTCGTAGTTCATTCCCACCTGCTATGAGAGAATTAATGACTGGAGTGTTGAAAGATATATTGGGTGATGTGGACAAAGATATTATTGATGAGAATATATTAAAGTTTAAGAAAGAAATGAAAACCACAGACATACAAAACATTGCTCTTCCAACTGGTGTTAGGAAATTAAAAAAGTTTAAAGATTCAACACCAAGAGGTGCTGTGTTTACCAATATGAGAAAAGGAACACCTGTACATGTGAAGGCTGCTTGGATTTATAACGACTTATTAAAGTATTGGGGTTTGAATAACTTTGAGAAGATTAAATCATCAGAAAAGATAAAGTGGATTTACTTGAAACCAAATACAATGAATGTAAAGCAAATTGGTTTTAAAGGTTATGATGACCCAAAAGAGATTATGGATTTCATTAAGGAAAACATAGATTATGATAAATTATTTTCAAGAGCATTAGAAAAGAAAATCAGAATGTTTTATGAAGCATTGAAATGGGATATGCCTGTTGATAAAATAAATACATTAGAAAGATTTTTTTAAATAATGCTTGACTCATATACAAAAAGTTTCGTATATTTAAATATCTTAAACATAGGAGAAAGATAAGATGCAAAAAAGTAAGTTAGACAAATTCATCTCAAAGTATAATTTAGGTGGAAATGTAAATTCAGTAAAGTGGAAATCAAGTGGTGATTCTTTATCAACATCGTTTGTAACACCTGATAAATCTTTATTAGGTAATGTTAAAGTTGAAAAGTTTCAATTTGAAGATGCTGAACTTGGTGTATATCAAACCGACCAATTAAAAAGTTTGATAAATGTGTTAGGTGATGATGTATCATTAAACTTAACAAGGTTTGGTGATAAAGCTGTTTCACTTAAAGTAAAAAACGGACCTGTGTCTGTAGATTATGTTTTAAGTGACTTATCAGTTATATCAGACCCACCACAAATGAAAAGATTACCTGAATTTGGAACTAAGATTAAATTAGATTCAAACTTCATTTCAACATTTATCAAAGGTAAAGGTGCTTTAAGTGATATTGATACTTTTGCTGTTGTTAAAACAGATAGTGGTTGTGATGTTGTGATTGGTTATTCATCAACGAATACAAATCGTGTAAACATTCCAACAGAATGTGATACTTGTGATATTGACAAACCAATAACATTCAATGCTAATCTTTTTAAAGAAGTGTTGGTTGCTAATCGTGAATGTTCATCAGCAATTCTTGAGGTTTCTACTGAGGGATTAGCTAGAGTAAATTTTAAAGTTGATGACTTTGATTCTACATATTATGTAGTTGCTATGCAGGATGTTGATTAATGTCACATTCTTTATGGGTAGAGAAGTATCGTCCAAAAGACTTATCAACTTATGTTGGTAATGAGCATCTTAAAGAAAAGGTAAAGGTATATCTTGAATCAGAAGACGTACCTCATCTTTTACTTTATGGGAAAGCTGGTACTGGTAAAACAACATTAGCAAAGATTATTACATCTAATATAGATTGTGATTATATGTATATCAATGCTTCTGATGAGAATAAAGTTGACGATGTTAGAAACAAAATCAAAACATTCGCTTCATCTATAGGTTTCAAATCTTTGAAAGTAATCATTCTTGACGAGTGTGATTATCTTACACCAAATGCACAGGCTGCATTGAGAAACCTAATGGAAACCTTTTCAAAACATTGTCGGTTCATTCTTACTTGTAATTATGTGGAAAGAATAATCGACCCAATCCAATCAAGATGTCAATCATACAAAGTTGTTCCACCTTCAAAGAAAGAAGTTGCACAACAAATGGTTAATATCTTGAAAGAAGAGAATTGTACATTTGAACTTGATGATATAGCTCTAATTGTAAATGCAGGTTATCCTGATATTCGTAGAGTTATCAATTCTGCTCAAAGACAAATCATTGATGGTAAGTTGAAAATAGATACAAGTTCTGTAATACAAAATAATTACAAACTACAATTGTTAGAAATGTTATCCAATGGTTCAAAACTAAACGACATTAGAAAATTAATTGCTGATAATTCCATTAGTGATTATTCAGAGTTGTTTAGACTATTGTATGATGAGGTTGATAATTATGGTAATGGAAAACAAGCTGAGTGTATTATGAATATTGCAGAAGCACAATTCCAAGATGTAAATGTAGTTGACAAAGAGATTAACTTTATGTCACTAATAATAAGAATAATGAGGATATTAAAATGAGATTAAAACCAGTAAACGATAAAATCGTTGTAAAACCAAATGAAAAAAATAAAGAAGAAAAAACATCATCAGGTATAATTTTACCAGACACTGTACAAGATGGTACATTAATTGAAGGTAAGGTTGTAGCTGTAGGAGATGGTATGTATTCTATGAGTGGAACACTTATTCCTGTTGTAGTTGATGTGGGTGATACAATATTATATAATAAAAATGCACAAAAAGCAGAACATAAAATTGATGGTGAAACTTATATTCTAATGAGTGTAAATGAAGTAATGTCAATAGTAGGAGACAAATAGATGAGTAAAACATTCAGAGTAGAACATATAGATTGGGTAGACAAACCTGATATAACTATAACATTACACAATCCACCTTATGATGATGAAACAATTTTATCTAAGACGAATTGGAAATTAAAAGATGTTACAATAACAGAAATAAAACAACCTCACGGAGAAGAATAAAATGATGGTACCAGGTAAAAATGGTCAAATGCAAGAACAAATTGACTTTAGCAAAACATCACAAATCAAATGTGAAGCTTGTGATGGTTCAACATTTAAACAAACACTATTGTTGAGAAAGATGTCAGCTTTAGCCTCACCAAGTGGACAAGAAACAATTATTCCAATGCAAGTATTTGCTTGTGAAAAATGTGGACATGTAAATAAAGAATTTGAAGATGTGAGTGGCCTTAAATAAATGCCTATATACACTTACAGATGTAATAATTGTGCACTTGAAGAAGATTTTATGAAATCTATTAAAGATGTAAAAGTACAATTATGTCCTAAATGTTGTTATGACCCAAATGTAAATGGTGATGATGAAAAAATGACACGAGTTTTTACAAATGTAGGTAAACCACAATTCAAAGGTAGTGGTTTTTATGAAACAGATTACAAGGATAAGTAATGACAATATTTAATTGGATAAATGAAATACTTGTTAGTAAGAAACATTGGGATGATTTTACAATAGATGAACAAAAGAAATTCAGCCCATTCATAATCAATCGTTGGTTGTCAATGGACAAAGAGTTTCTTGAGATTGTAAATTTCTTTCAAAAGTATTCCATTGGAACATTAGAACCACGAGAGGTTTACAAATGGTATTGTGATATGCTTCCAAAAGGCAAGAGATTTAGTAAATACATCAAAGGTAAAAAAGATAAAAAATACAATACTGAATTAATAGATATAATGGTAATGCATTTTGAATGTGGTAAATCACAAGTAAAAGATTATTTAGAATTAATTCATAAAGATGAATTGATAGAAATATTAGAAAAGTATGGAATGAATGAAAAAACAATAAAGAGGTTATTAAAGTGAGCAACATAAAAGAAAACGACTTAACAATGACTGAAAAAGACTTAACGGTTACTAAACATCCAATTGTAGAACAAATGGAAAAAGAATGGCCTGAAATGACTGGTGAGTTCAAAAGATTACAAAGAGAACAATATGAATTGTTTTGTAGAAAACAACACGATTATGGTCCTGGTAATATTTCAGTTGGAACACAATTACAAACAAGTGATGAGATTAAATTATCATTGACTGGATTGTGGTTTAGAATGAATGATAAAATCCAAAGATTAAAAACATTATTAATGGGTAACAAAGAGTCAGCCGTAGATGAACCATTGGAAGATGCATATTTGGATGTATCTAATTATGGTATTATGGCTACAATAGTTAAAAACGGAAAATGGGGAAAATAAAATGAATCAATTGATACAAGCAGCAACGGATGCTTATCAAGCACAAAGAACAGAAGCATTAGCTCATTTG